GCGTTACTTACGGCTTGTATTTTGTTTCCAAGTGTTTGGAACCACTCGCCTTTAGTGTAAGCATTTGAGTTACCGGAAATCTCTTCGAATCCAGCTCCTCTTGAGTCAAGAGCACTATTGTACTCAAAACCAACTTTTGCAGACCAATATTCTTTCTTAGCAGAAGCATCGTGCATTAACATATCAAGAATTTCTAAGTCTATTTCCATAGAAACGTACTCAGAAAGCATAGATGTTAATTCAGCTTCAGCGTCAACTGAATGGTAAGCATTAAGGTCTTGAGCAAGTTCAGGTGTCCAAACTGCTTTCAATTTACGTGTCTTAGCGACAATCGGAATTGATTTCATTTGGATGTCTACCTGAGGAATACT